AATATTACCAGCAGAACTAGGCACAAATAATTCTGGACCTCTTTCGCCAACTATTGAAGCTCTGCCAACAGGTGGTCTCCCACCATTTGCAAATTTTAAAGGGGGTGCTCCACTTAAAAAATCATTAGCATTATTAAGTCCAAGAGTTGCTCCAGAACTAAATAATTGCTTTGTTGATAAACCACCGCCACCACCAAACAAACCACCTAATGCATTACCAATAAAATCACCAATACCAGCAACAGCCCTTTGCATTGCAACTTCAATTAACTTTCGTTTTAAATCATTAAGAACACTTATTGCTGCATCACCTAAACTTTTAGTTCCCATTGCAGCATCAGTTAAATTTTGTACAACTCCATCTTCAATTGATTGGCCTATTTCCATAAATTTTTCTTTTAACTTATCTGCATCTGAAGTTGCATTTTCCAACTCAGTAGAAAAAGCGTTAGCTCCTAAACTAATTCCACTCATAAGACCATCTGTAATTTCTAAACTTTGATTAAATAAATCAGATAATTCTAAAGTTTGTTTATGAGAATCATTTATGACTTCTGTAGAAAAACTTGTATTATCAGTTTCTTGTGTTAATTGTTTTTGCGCACTAATAGTTTTATTTACTTTATCTCTTATATTATCCATTTGGTTAGTAGCTTCAATCAAAGGACCAAGTAAACCTCTTGCTTCTAAGGTTGCTGGACTGTCTGGACCACTTACTAATTTCATTACTTTTGAAATCCTATCCATTTGTGCAAAAAGTTTTGCAGCATCTTTTTCAGTTTTTACAAATGTTGGATCTAATAATTCGACTGCCTTTGTAATTTCCTTGACAGCTTCCTCTTGTAAACCAAATCGTGATTTAAAGGCAGCAGCACCAACTGCTTTATTAGATGCACCAATTTGTGCATCAGATAAAAGAGCAAAAATTTTATTAAATTCACCTGCTATTTTATTTAATTCGTCAAGAATAAATTTTAAGGGTTCTTCAAAAATCTTTCCTAGATTTTGTGCAAAAGTTTCTACATTATCAACAAAAGTACTAAATTTACCAGCTAAAGTATCGCTTTGTTTTGAAGCACCTTCAAAAAATTGACCACCCTTACTTGTTGCTTTTACTATTGCCTGTACAAACTTATCTGCTCCTATTTCTCCTTTACTCATAGCTTTAGCTAATGTCTCTCCATTCATTCCTGTGATCTCCTCTAATTCTTTAGTTACGTTTATTCCTTTTTCTAAAAGCATAATATTTTCTTCTTGCATAAATTTATTTTTTGCTTGAACTTTACCTATTGCTAATGCAACACCATCTATGTCGGCTCCAGCAGTACCAGCAATATCTGCAATTCTCTTAGTTATATCCACTACATTTTCAGTTTCAAAGCCAAAGGCTTTCATACGTTTTGTTACTTCTATTAATTGAGAAGATTTAAAAGGTGTTACTGCTCCAAATTCTTTTATTTCTTGTACAATATCTTGTGCTTTTTCAGCACTTCCTGTTAATACTTCTAAAGCTTTCGTTTGAGTTTCAAGTTGTGCTGTTTGAAACAAAACAAACTTTGCAGTTCCAATTACAGCTAATGCTTTAAGTAACGGTGCGATTGATTTTGATAAAGCACCAAAACCCCCTGCTGCGGTTTTTGCCGATCTTCCAGTTTTATTCAAAGATTTACTTGATTTATCTAAACGGCCTTTTAATTTATCTGTGTTACTGCTTAAAGCTTGAGTTTGTTTATTAACACGCTGCAATGGTCTGATTGCATTTTGTGCATCAACTATTAGTTTTACTGTTGATTGTGCCACAAATACAAATAACCTTTATTATATATTATCCTAATTTACGTTTTTGTCGTTGCATAGCTTTTTTTTCTTCTTCAATCTTTATTTCATAATAGCCAGCCCAATGTATTAACTCAGCTTCAGTCATATTTAATCTAAGTTCTTGTACTGTTTTACTTAATTCTGTTGCTAGGAAAAACTCAAACTTTAACCAGTTATCCCCTTTTAATCGTTTTTTGCTTTTTCTATATCAACTTGAACATCCATCATAAATAATTCAAGCTCATTTAAAACTTTCTCAGGTAATGACCTTTGTAAAATTTTTGCATCTGACATATCAAATGCTGAACTTCCATCTTCTTTTTGTGCTGTTTGACATAAAAGTTGTGTAGAAACAACAAGACCTTCATCACTACCAGCTAATGATTGTGCTTTTTGGCGATCAAATCTAGTAACTGGTGGGAAATATAAAACAGACAAAACATTACCTGATTTATCTTTTAGTTCATATTTTCTTCTTGTAGACATCTCATCCTTAAAAGCACTAATGAGAAGGTCGGCTGTTCTTTCAGTGGGCATAAATTAATTAGATAGCTGAAGTAATAGTACCGTTTGGCTTAAATGTAATGCTAATAGTGTTTACATCACCTATAGATGAAGTTTGATCAAAACTGGTTATTAAACCAACAAAGCTTATTTTTGCAGATCCACTTGCACTATCAGGGAAAAGTTCAAATGCAGCAGTTCCTAAATCACCAGTTGTTAAAACTCCATCAACAAATGTTGCAGTCTCACCAGATGCCGCAGCATCATAAACTAACTCCGCAGAACCTTCTCCTTCAATTAATCCACCAACAAAAGATTTAAAAGTGTCACCTTGTACAGTTGTTTCTTGTGTGTCTTTAGTAATAGACATTGACCATGATCTAGTACCTAAAACAGGGTTAACTGAAGAGCCACCATCATCAAATTTGACTTGGCCTACGTCACCTTTTACAGCAGCCATAACAATAAAAAGAAGTATTTATAATTATATTAACCTTTTTTTTGTTTTTTTACACCTTTAACAAAATCATGGTGTTAATGATTCATATATTTCAAATGTAATTCTAATTTGTGTTTGAAATTTACCTTCAGGATTTGCTTGTAATATTTCAGGACCAATTGGTGGATCAAACCTTACATCTGAAACAGTTATGCGGTTAAATAAATTTCTTAATCTTTTACCAATATCAAAATTAGCTCCAGACCCTAAACCTTGTTTTGTATATATATTAAAAGTACAAAGTCCTACAATTAGATTTGTTGCTGTGGTACTTGAATTAGGTGCTTGTTGTGTAAGGTACTGACTTGTACCAAAACTGGTTATACATTGTATATATTGATCTGCAGAAGAATTATCAAAAGATACATTATTAAAGACCAAAGGTATTGATGGTCCTATACGAAACTCATCATTTAATCTTGATTCAATAGTTGCTCGTACTGTGTTTAAGTCTACTGCTGCCATTATTGCCTCCTAAATTCATCAGCAATATACCCTTCCAGTTGTTTTGCTATTAGCTCTGGATAGCCTTTAATTGTATTTGTTTCTGGTGTTGTTCTATATACTCCACCCCAACTTGGAGGCAAGCTTGTACCATACGCAACTGGTTCTGCATATTCTACATTTGTAAAAACTACACCAATAAAATCTTTTGTCTCTTTGTCGAATGATTCTCTTAAATTTCCTGAATCAACTGGGGTAAAAAATTTAATGTCAACTTCTGCTTTGAAAGTGGCTTTTTTAACAGTACGGATCACTTTATCCTCAAAGTGTTTACCTATACTTGATAAATTAATTTCTCTTGCCATGTTTACCTCAGTATTAATTCAAAACTAATTGGGGTATTGTTTTGTTCATTTGTAAGAACACTTATAATTTTAAATTCAACACCACTTATTACTACCCTATCATTTGTAGTTGGTACAAACGTAATATCATTAGCTGATATAGTTAAAATTTTATCTTGTGCCTCAATAAGATCATTCACTTCTGTTCTACTTACATTATTTAAAGCACCTTTAATTGTAGTATCTGTGATAACTTCACTTATCGTTCCTGTTTTAGAATTATATATACCTTGGGTAATTTTTCTGATTGTTACATCACCACCAAGCTTACTAAGAGTTTTTGACGCTGCTTTTTTTAATGCGTTTGCAAAGCTCATTAGATTGTGTAAGCAATAACAGCACCACTATCAAGTTTTATAGCAGTACAATCTACTTCTAAAGAAACATTGTGTTTTAAAGTGATTGAAGTTGTTGTACCTGTAATAACATCTGAAGTTAATGTATTAATAACAGTATCAACTAAGGCTA